CTGTATCGAAGTCACCTTCCATAGCAGTTTTGATTGGTGCTCTAACGAATTGTTTCATTCCGTTAGGTGCATCAGTCATAATGAAGAAAGCATCAGTATCAGTTAAGTAATGATTAACTCTGTAGCCTTGTGGGATCATACCCATTGAAGCCATAGCATTAATATCATTATCTGATGTACCGACACGCTGAGGTGTTTTCAATATTCTTTCCGCTGTGAACTGAAGTTCTTTTGGAATGATTAATTTAGCACCTTGTAAAGCGATTTTTAGACCTCTTTCATCAACAAATGCAGCGATATCAATTAATGATTGCTCCATAGATGTTTCTGAAAGGTCAGCAGCTGTTGACAACTCGTTAGCAAATGTACCGCCGTTTGTTAGAGGGTGTACAGCTGAACATAGTTCAACTCCGTCACCGCCTGTGAAACTTGAGTTAAAAGCATTGTTAAGCACGTTTGCAGCTTTCACTTGTTTAGTGTTAGCCATAGAACGAGCCAATGCTCTTGTGTAACGACCTGCTAATCTGTCGTATAAATTATCCTCAATTGCTTCTTCTGTAATAGCAAAAGCCATTGCGATAGTTTCATGTGTATATCTTGCTGTATAACCTTCTTGTGCAGTATCAAAAGATACACCCTCACCTTCAGATTTTACAGGAGCCGCTCCGAAACCAGACAAGATAACTTCTTCTTCAAAGGCTCTGTCAGAGCTTTCTGAATCAAAAATTTCAGCATGTTCGTTTTCATAACGGTTGTATTCTAGTCCAAAAAGAGCGTTAAGCCCAGGCTCTAACTCTTTGACTAGTTGTGATCTTGAAATAGCCATAGTTTCCTCCTAAGCTAACCCAGCCCCTTTTTGGCCGAATATGTGGTTTTGAATAATCACTCGCACATTGGTTGCATCACTACCGACATCACTATTGTTAGGGTCTCTTGAAACATCGACCGCTTTAATAGGTAAGCCAGCAGTTGTTGCACCAGTAGTTACATCTAATTCAGCACCAGATATACCAGTTGTTGTGCTTCCAGCTGATGTATAAACGATATCAAAGTTACCGAATAAGTCAGCTATAGGGAAAGCAGCATCTGCTTGAATTTCGAAAATAACCATTGGGTCATCAATAATAAATGCGTCAATATCTGAAGCATTTGTGCTCGCGGGATAAAAATTGGAAAAAGTTTCTTTTCCAGTGGTTGGGTCCGTAAAACGACATCCGTTAAAAACACCTACGATAGGAACTGTGCCACCATCGGCATGTACTTCAACTGTTCCGCCAGTGACTTGCATTACCATGTCACCTTTGAAAATTGCTGTTCCGTAGTTTGCAGCTATTCTGTAACGAGTTTGTCCACCAGTGTAGGGTGTTCCACCTACTCTGCCTACTGGACGCATACCAAATGCAGCATCTTGGTTTGCCATAATTAAACTCCATTAAAATAGTTAAACAAATGTGGTTACAAAAGCTAAAAAATTAAGACTTTCTGTTACCACCAAAAGTTACACGAGACTGTCTGTCGATATTTACAGGCATCTCTGGTCGTTGTTCCTTTAAAATGTCGTTGTCAACTGCTTTAACTTGGTCAGAAGTAATATCTCTAAAATACTTCTTGCGTTGTTCGACTATTTCTTCAGGTATCCTTGCCAACACAAGGCCACCAACTCCGATTAGCCCCTGATATTTGCCTTCATGAATAACTGGATAGTCATGGTCACCGATTTCATTCTTCACTTCTTCAGATCGAACAAATTCCCAACCTTCTCTAAGTTTTTTGGAAACATTACCTGTATCCATAAAACCAGCACTTTCTACCCTTATCCATCTATGAGCATAACCTTGCGGTGCTCGGGGTGCATCTAAACTTGACGGTGGAGCCCAAGGTTTGTTACGAGTTTCTACACTCTCCTTTGAGCTGCGTGAGGTTCTTTTCTTTACTTTATCTGTCATATCGTTACTCCTTCACGAATTTAGCGTATTCTTCTAGTGGCACCCCTAATTTTTTAGCTATTGCTACTTGTGAACGGGTGAGTTTCACGGTTTTGCGTCCTTGCTGTTTACGCCCCGCTGAGGCAACAGTTTGAACGGGTTTCTTTTCTTCAACTTTTTCAGTTGTAAACTTCGTAGGGAAATATTCCCTCATCTGTTTATTAATTTCATTGTAATAGTCATCGGACTCTGAGTCAAACCCCTGCCCAACTAAATCTTCATGAATACCAAAAGCGGCATTAGTCATAGCTTTGTCATTACCAAACCATGTGTTTTCTTCTGCCCATTCTTGAGCTCGTGGACTAGCTGGTGTTGGATTAACTTCTTGAGGAACTTCTTGAGTTGGTTGAGCCACTTCAGATTCTCTTTCTTTCTGCAATCTTTCTGTGTCAGCTAATTTAACTCTTGCTTTTTCTTTCTGTACAGCTAACTGAGCTAGTTCGTCGTTAGCCTCTACAATTTTAACAGAGTCTCCAGCATCAATAGCGTCTTGTAACTTAATTCTAACTTGTTCCTTTTGAGCGTCAACTCTAGCATCAAATTCTTTTGCATAGCCTGTATCGGCAAGTATAGAATTTTTTTCTATATCTGAATATTTTCTTTGTAAACCTTTTGCGTAATCTATAGCAGCTTTTTCTTTTCTTTCAGCTTCTCTCATTCTGCGAGTTAGCTTATCAATTCTTTTTTGTGTTTTTTCAGAAGCGACTTGAAGATTGTCTTCAGGTTGAGATTCTTCTTTAGCTTCCTCAACGATTTCAGATTTAGTATCTTCTTTAATGGGGTCTTTGTAGCCTAAATCAACTTCACCCACCGCGTCCTTAACAGATTCAGGTTCTTGTTCAACAGGGTCTACCTGTACGCTTTCTTCTTCGATACCATCAGTATCTAATTCAATTTCTTGCTGTTGTACTTCCGACATATTTTACTCCTAAAATAGTGCGAGGATATCCTCGGGTTTTTCAATTGTACCTACGATCTCATCATCATTAATGATTCTATGTTCGCCAAACTTGGTTTTAAATCTAGCTCCAGCATAACGGCCTATAACTACAAACTGACCTTCTTTACACCATGGGGTTAAAAATTTTTCTTTATCCTTGTAACACATGTCCCCCATTTTTACGACATACCCTACTACCGATGTCATTTCAGATGTTTCTAAAGTTTGTTCAGATAAAGCAATACCGCCATCTGTCATTTCAGACATCTTCCACATTTTAATCAACATACGATACCCAACTGGGTCAGGCAATCGGTCAATTTCGTTTAAGTAGCTTTGAGTTAGTTTTGGGGAATCTTGATTATCTTTAGATGCAATAGTTTCATCCTTAATATAATCAGGTCTGATAATACTTGACTTACTTGTCATTTTTTACTCCTCGTTTTTTTGCAGGTCTGTTAAATCCTGTAGCAGTGCATCATAAGCACTGATCTTGCCCTTAGCATAGTTTAATTGTTCTACGTTGTCTACCCCATACACTAGATGTTCAATGGTTTCTTGTTTTCTTTTCTCTATTGTATGTTTTATTGCTTGAATAGTATCTAAATCATACATCTTTAGCTTTGCCCTCAACAATAATTGTGTTAGCTCCAATTTTGTCTTCAAGTTCTTTTAATCTAGTTTCTAATTGTTCTCTGCTCATACCTTCTAGAGTGTTGTGGGTAATTTCTTTTTTATCCACAAACAAACCAGCCAGTTGCCCACTTCTAAACTCAGCGTTGATAGCTCCTGTGTATTGGCCTTTTTGTTCAGCACCATCACGCAGACGCTCAAAAGTTTTATATCTAGTTAGTTTGTCTTTTTCGTAACGAGCTTGTTCTTCAGATAATTTTTTTTCTAAATATCGACACACATGTGGGTTTAAAGAAGGGTTGGTTAAACGACTACCCATAACCATCGCTGAGTTTTCGTTTTTGCCCTTAAAACCAGCTTTGATAATAGCGTCTTTTTTTGAAATCTGACCCCAATTAGCAACTAGTATATCAACAAACGCTTTTTGTTTAGGAGTTATTTCATTAATAGTTTTCATGTTGTTTGCTTTTTGTGGCATACGCTATTTTAAACCTATAAACTTTTGTCCTTTAACTTGTATGTTACTAATGCCTTTGATGTCACTTTTTACACCATTTTCACGATGAGGACAACCACCGTTTTTCATTTTTATGATAGAGTTTTTCATTTCAGAAGGTGCATAAGGCACAAAAAATTTTTCTGGATATTTATTGTATTGTTCATAACTACCTTTAGGTAAAACATCGCCTTTATATTTTTTTTTAGATTTCTTTTTTAAACCTTGTGGTTTAGGTCCTCGTTTAGGTGGTACAGTTTTAGTTAGCTTTGTCATTTTTACCAGTATCCTGTTTTAATTTGTCACGCATTACATCAAGTTTTTCATCTGCTACTCTAATTCTTTCTTTACCTGCAGCTTCAGAGTCTTCACGTTCCATTCTATCCAAATCTAAACGTTGGTCAAATTCCATAAGTTTACGTTGTTCTTCTTCAGTAAACTCTTGACTCTTACGTTGCATATCCATCGCTCGTAAATCTAATTCTCTTTGTTTTAGCATAACAATAGGATCTTGTTGTTGATTACCTTTCTCTGCCTCAACCAATTCTTCAGTTAATGCTTGAATACGTTCGGCAACTAATGATTCAGTCACCACAACAAATTGATCTGGGTCAGATTGTTGTAAATTAGCTACCTCTGGTAATTCATTGACTATTGTTTGTAGAACTTGAGCTCTAGCCTTAAATGAAATGTGCTCACTAATGTGTGCTTGTAGTAAAGCGTACACCATAGGGTTATTTTGCACCATTCTCGACCCCATAAACGCCATGTGGGTAAAAATATGTGCATCATGATTCTGTGTTTCATACGCTTTTGGTACTTTCATTTGCATTGCTTCCATATTTTCAACGGCAGGGTCTTTAGGAGTTGGTTTTTTGTCAGGTTTTAACAAAGTTCCAATATCTTTAGTTCCTAAAGCAGCATAAACGCGACGATACGCCTCGTGAATGTTGTGAATTGCTGGATTTGTCTGTGCAATTTGCAATTGTGTCTGTGCAAGTGTCACTCTTTGTGTCATAGAGAAGATATTTGGGTCCGCAACTGGGATAACATCGACTTCTTCACTAAAATCTGCTTGTTTTACCATTCTATCCCCACCATAAATCGCATATGGGTACACAGGTGGTAGATAAGTTGCAAAAACTTTACTTAAAAGTCTAAATTCTTGTCGCATACCGTAGTAACAACGCTTGTGTATCGCACTCATGACCCGTGAGCCGCGTTCCAAGAGAGCAACTGTTGTACCAACAGCAGCTTTTTGGCTACCTTCACCGACTTGCATGTCAGCAATGGCCGCGAATCTTTGTCCTGCTTGCACTACAAAACCTAATAATTGAAATAATACGTTCGAAGGTTCTTTAAACGGTAGTATTTGGAACTGATCTTTGATGTTACCACCAGGGGCATCGACATCTCTGAACTCACCAGG